AATTCTTGTAGTTTCATTCTGACTTCTCCTGGTTTTTACACAATAAACAACCTGACAACAATCCGTTTTCGTTCAATACTTCAATCGTCGCTTGAACTATATTTCCATACTTTACACCATCAAACCCGCTAATTTGAAAATTAGAATTAGGTGCCAAGGCATTAGCCCTATCTATAATCTGTCTTGCCAAATCTTTCTCGTCCATGTCAAACTTTCACGTAAGGTGCGGACAACATAGTTCCATATGACGTCGCATTCTCACTAATCTTGGTTAGGTTAAACTTGCCACAAAACTTCAAAAACTGCGCCCCAACCATAGGCATTGCTTTAGGAGCGACCCCTTCGATCGTTTCAGTAATCACTGCTCGTATGTCTGCAGGCTGTGCTGTGAGATCAATCAGCGTGACATTGCGATTGTAATCGTCTAACACCTTATGTTCAACACCGTCAGGATCAGTCCAGCGTTGCAGCATCATGTTATTCCAGTTGTAGCCCTTGGTATTGCGATCAGCATACGCTTCAATCAGCCCAACCTTATTCTTTGTTCCTTTTGTTCTAACACCAGGGCAGGCACTGAACACATTGTCACCTGGATCACCACGCATACACTTTTCAAATAAAATGAACTTGGGATCAGGAATAGTTTTGGGCAGCTTAGTCTTTTTGTCAATAACTATCTTACCCTTGTAGTCTAAGATGCCGTTGATGGTGTGTAGTTCACGAGTCACGCCGTTGTATTGTGTGACATTGGTAGCGAGTAGTTGATGATAGTCTGAATCTGAACTAGTAATAACATGTTCATCATCTGGATGAATCTGTATCCATCCACCAATCAAATCGTCAGCTTCCAATACTGGATGCTGTAGCATAGTGACGTTGGTCTTGTCGTATAAGAACGCAACGAGCTCAGTGAATCCTTCAAAGAATGCTTTGGATTCCTTCTGCTCCTTTTCCGTAGCAGCGGCACGTTTAACAGCACGATCCGCTTTGTAGCGAGGGTAGAAATCTTTGCGCCAACTGCGCCCCTCCAAGCAGATGACAACGTGGTTAGCGCCTTGGTCCCGCCAAGCAGCATGAATGCTCTGCAGGGCAACGTGAACAGCATAGGCGACCTTTTCTTCAAGGTCTGAGCCACGAGTGGATACGTGAATCGCCCTGAAGTAGGAGTTCATTAAATCAACGAGTAAGTATTTTTTAGCCATAGCCTATAATAGCAGGTTATGGGTTAAAGGTCAAGTCTTTTGGTTAAGCAGTGCGGTTTCGCTTCCCAAAAAATTTTGATGGGGTTATTTCTTTCCCGCGCTTCAGCAATGATTTCACTCGAAAACATCGGTTTTTCCAATGTCTGATGACACCACCAATGGTTACTTTTGATTTGGATACTGCTGTAATCTCAATGAAATACTTTGTCATATAAATACTATACTATGAGAATATGGGAAATTACAAGTCTTTTGGAGGCGAACGTGGGCCAAAACTCACCAGTTGGCAGCACTATACGCAAAGACAAGCGTAGAAATTTGGCTAAACAGAAAGTTGAAGCGTTAGTTACTGAAGAACAGTTAGATGAGTTAGACTGGAAAAAAGCGGCAAGAACTGGGGCATTGGCCGCAGCGACAGCATTTGGCAGTGCTGGTATGCCAACTGATTCAGTCGCCGCACCATACCAACATACCCAAAATGTTGATCAAATGTCGGGCGAGAATAAAGGAACAGTAAGCACAGTTCAAAGCGATAATGGTAATGCCTCTCTTACTTTCAGATGGAAGCAAAAAGAAGCTATTATTCAAATTCCTGGCGCTATATTTAATTACGGATTGAATGGAGTGTCGGGGAGAATTAAAATTGGAAACGATAAAGTAGAACCTGTTTGGATAGCTAAGAGTTCAACAGGATCATATAGTGTTGGATTCTTAAATGGCAATAATAATTTACTTACTCGATTGATGTCTGCTGGTGGCCAAGTTAAAATTGAAGTTCCAATGTATCAAAAGGGTGATATTGTTTATAACTTCACCATTGAACCTGACAATTTGTCAAAAACACTGACTTCTAAGACCCAGGCACAAGACAAAGATATTGCTACCGCCGCAAATAACGCAAAAAAGGTAAAGGACAAAGCTGACTCTGAAGCTAGAATAAATGCTGATCGTGGAGCCGACATATCCAGGGCGCAGTCTAAGATTAGAGGAAATCTCGTTCTGCCTCCTGACATTTCTGGAAATTTAGAAACAAAATTTCTTCTTACGATGCTGCCGACGGGAGAGATTGGTGATATACGACTTAGCCAATCGTCTGGAGACTCGAAATTTGATGCTGCTGTTGACCGAGCTATTAAACGATCTTCTCCACTACCTAAGCCAGATACTTTTACCCGAACATTAGAAATTAGTATAGGCTCTGGAAGATAAATAAGTGTAGTTCGCGAGATTGGCGTCTCCAACTACTCTATCGCTTTCAAGGAGCAACAGCATGTGTATTTACCCTTCTACCCAAGTACACCCATATGTTTATATGGGAACGCATAAAATAACTGGTGAAATCTATATTGGTTATCGCGAAATAAACACTGTCCCGTCACATCTAGATTTACCAAAGTATAAAACCTCGTCTAAAACAGTTAAACCAATTTTTAATGAGTTTAATTGGATCATTGTAGCGGAATTTTTCACTGGTGATGATGCGTTTGATACTGAACAAAAGTTAATAGCCGAGCAATGGAATAATCCTGATTTGTTAAACCAACACTATAGGCTTTCCAGCGGCAAAAAAAGATTTAGGTGTGACAATAAAGGACGAACTGGTCAAATTCCCTGGAATAAAGGTATCAAACTAACTGATGAACAAAAGAGGGCTCTTCCACCCAAACCAAAAGGAATAAAGCGGCCACAAGAACACCGGGAAGCGATATCTAAAGCAAAAAAGGGAAAGCCCTCACCACTTAAAGGTAAGGTTGGATGTTTTAAAGATAGAAAACGACCAATCCCCGGACTTAAACGAAATCGTAAAACTAAACAATCTCAGTAAGATTCTTTGCTTGAGATATCAGTTCGAGATTGCTCATAGATTTCAAGCACGATATTCTGGCAAATCGTGCGGAACCATTGGTCAACGATGTCAGCATCAGTCTTTCCCGTGTACCCAGCCCGTACCAACTTGGCCACAAATAACTCGTTCCAGTCAAGTTCAAATGAGCCATTGCTGATATTATCCATATCAAGTTCCATGCCCATAACATTTACCCAGGGCTCACCCTTCATTGTAGCAATTTCTTTCGCAGTATTGATTGGTGCGGCGGTAGGGGCGGGAGTTTCCTTGGCATATGCTTCAGCAGTAGTTTTCTTTGATTGCCGTGGCTTGCGTGGCTTCTTCACTGGGGGCATCGTTGGCGCAGTAGACAATTCATATTCAATTGTCACTAATGGTAGCTTTGCTGGCTGAGGAATCGCCTTAGGGGGCGTATGTCTTGGAACGACAGGCTGCTGTTGTTTCGCAGTTTGATTTAATCCAAATATTTTGCCTAACCAGTTCTTTGCCATTTTATGTTCCCCATGCGTTCTTGAATAAAGGCACCTGCAAACGATCGCTATAACGCAATCCATATTTCATTGCAAGCTCTGCTACCGTCTTGTTATTTAGTGAGTAGACTGACTCCACTCCACCAACTGGCATCAAAAATATGGGACCACGGAAGCCAGCATGACGATAGACATCCTTGACACGCAATGCTTCCTCAACGTCGTCCTTTGTAGCTACAACAAACTTTAAGTAAGTGTAGCCAACTTCCTGATATTGTAGAACAACCTCTGGCTTGATTGCATCTTCATACGCCTCGCCACTACAGCTCAACTTAGCACTGACACTAAATGTGACGCCATTGTTATAACCACCACGATTGCGGCCATTGGCCCACATGATTAGATAGTCTTTAAAATCTTCAGTCAACATTTGTGTGCCGTTGGTTTCAAACGTAAGCTCACGCAATCCTTCCATCTGCGGATCATCCAACAAGTCAGGATATGCACGTTGCCATCCAAGCAGTGGCTCACCACCTGTAATAACCAAGTGCTCATCTGTCCATCCGTTCAACGGTAGCAGATCAGTAATCTTGTCTGCAATGGCAGATGATTCCATCATTGGTGATAGATTCTTGAATCGCGGATCCCAACTTGCATAACTATCGCAGCCAGTGCCAACAAGCGGCAGCTCATCATATTGGGTGTATAGTTCAGGATTGACCGTCAAGTATTCCTCACTGAGTTTTCCCCTGCTACAGCCAAAACCCTGACAGCGAAAATTACAACCGAATGTTCTGAGGAATATACTGGGCACACCCATATACCGGCCTTCTCCCTGCAACGAGTAGAATAATTCAGCTACTTTGATCTTACTCATGTCAAGTATGCACCACTTCTTACCCACATAGCGGAATTGCTTGGGGTCTCACGAACTTCAACTTTCTCCAACTGAACACGAGGAGCATATCCATTCTCTGGCAACCAGATTTCACGAATGTATTCAGCCAAGAATGCAGCTAACCCTTCACAACCAGTGCGTTCAACTGCTACCATATTGATCAACTTGCGGCGATGCATTTCTTCAAACAGCGCAAACTCGGGATCATTCTGTGCCACGAGACAAGTATGATCAAACCACTCGTCCAACTTTTCCTTCAGCGTCTTTAACGAACCAAAATCAACGACCCAGTTCCGTGCGTCAAGATCCTTCTCATCACATGAGAATTCAAAGTGAAATCCCAATGCATACCCATGAATCAAGTTGCAATGTGATTCTGCCTTCCATTGTCTGTATGCGACCGCAAAGCCACGCTCTGCGCCATACGTTTTTGTACTGATAAATCTAGCCATGTTATTTGTCATCCTCTTTTGTATTCCACATCCACTTTACTACTTTTTCCAATTTCTTTTTCTTAGCTGCCTGCAGCCCAGCTTCAGTGATTCCCATTCTGCTATCACGAACCATTTCAATCATAGCAAGCAAATCACCAAGCTCTTGCTCCAGGCATTGCAAATGATTCTGTCCATCAACATGATGGCTTTCCTTTACAATGCCAAACCGAAATATTTTAGATTTTTCCTGAATTATTTCAGCGCATTCTTCAGCTAAAATCTCTAATAGTTCATCTTGATAGGGTGTTAAATTTGATCTCATATATAATTGTATATAATAAAAGGTAAGTAGTCAAGGAATTTGGATAAATAATAGTGCAGGTCGCGATACGCTAATATCCACCTGCACTAGACGAACCAGGAGGCTCATATGTCCAGCAGTAATATTTATTATGTCTACGCATACTTGCGAAACAAAGATTCTAAAACAGCAAAAGCAGGTACTCCATACTATATTGGTAAAGGAAATGGCCGTCGTTCGCATACCACTCATAGATATAAAGGAAAAGGAGTACAACTTCCAGTAAACAAGTCTGACATTATCATGTTAGCAGAGCAGTTGACGGAGAGTGAAGCACATCAAATTGAAATAGACACCATTGCTCATTATGGAAGAATTGATTTAGGTAATGGGATACTTAGAAACGAGACAGATGGTGGAGAAGGGTTATCAAATCCTTCTATTGAATCGCGGATTAAAAAGGGTGCTAAAGTATCTAAGGCATTGACTGGTGTGCCAAAAACAGAAAAGCACAAAGAAAATCTTCGTAAACAACGTGCGGAAAATCCCCGCACACCAACTGAAACACAGATTTTAAAAATGTGGAGTGGCCACCCTGGTGAAACCAATGGGATGTTTAACAAACGACATTCTGAAGAAACTAAGCAGGAGTGGTCAAAAAAGCGCAAAGGGAGGTCAAGTCTCAATAAAGGCAAAAAGTTAAAAGTTTATCCATGTCCACATTGTGGGTTAGAAGTGACTGGCGGAAATCTTAAACGCTGGCACGGTGATAATTGTAAACGGGGTTAGCCCTGATCTACTCATATTTTATTTCCATGTTAATATAACGTGTGGCCATCCACCGTTAGGTTCAAAATTAAACTTTACCTTAAACTTTTTGCATGTCTCTTTATCAATAAATTCTTGGCCCATTTCAACTGCATCTGCTAAACAATCATTTAATACATCAAGTGTACAGTATTGTGGAGCAAAAATCAAGGTATTTGGTTTTCCTTCTTCCTTAAAGATGGATACATGGAAGTCTGTTCTCACAATATCCTTCCAAGTTGGAACCAAATTTTGTGCGATAGCGATATCAAGCTGAAGAGGCAAATGGGTAAACATTATTGTGTAATCCTTAATCTAATTTAATATACTACACTTATTTAGGTCAGTAGTCAAGATATTTGGATAAATAATAGTGCGGATCGCGATACTGATAATATCCACCCGCTCTAATGCTTTCAAGGAGCAATCAGCATGAATATTTATACTTCAGAGCAAGTAAGACCATATGTTTATATGGGTGTACATAAAGTAACAGGTGAGATCTACATTGGATATCGCGAAGCAAACAGCAAACCATCCCACCTTGACATTTTTGAATATAGAACTTCTTCAAAAGTAGTAAATCCAGCGTTTGATGATTACGACTGGTATATCATAGCAGAATTTAAAACTGGCCTAGACGCATACGACTTTGAACAACAGTTGATATTTGAAAATTGGAATAGCCCGTTGCTGTTAAACAAGAATTGCCAGTTTGGAAGCAAGAAACGATTTAGGAACATAACTGGCCTTAAAG